TCAACAAAAATAACAGCGCCAGAAACACCAGTTACCTTTGTTCCAACTGGAAAATGTTCACTAGAAACATGCATGCCAACTACAACTCCACTTACGGCTGCTGCAGAAGATCCAGTTATAATCGTGTCACCAACGCCAACAGTATTTCCTTGTGTTAAAATATTTGTTTGATTGTTTTGTGTTAAACTACCATCTGCTTCAACAAATTGTATAGGCATATCAGAAAAAGTTTCGGTAGCAGTGTCACTCATTGTTATTGTTGTTATGTTGTTTGATACACTAATAGCATCTACAATAAGACTGTCTATACCTCCAAAAGGAGCTTTTATCATCATGCCAACATAAACATTATTGTATTGTGAGTTTAAAACAAGCTGATCACTACCAGTTGTTATAGAACCTTTTGCTTCTATATGAAAATCACCATCAGAGTCTTGATAATAAGAAGTAGGATTTGATGTTTTACCTAACGTAGGATATAACCTATGTTTTATACCTGCACTATCTACCCAACTAATAGCTGTATAATTAACATAGTCTTGTGGTAGTATCATTTGTAAAGAAGGAGGAACTACTATTTCTTGTGACTTGCAAGATTTAAAAGTATCAAAACTTAATTCTGCTAAAGCTCTTTGCGCGTGAAAAGCAACGTCATTTCTTTTAGCGCTATTTATTATTTTGTCTTGACCAATATAAGTAACTATAAATTGATCAACAATATCTTTTAAAGAAATAAATTGATAATTATTATAATTACCTTCTTCATAATATTGTCGTGGTGTTGTTGAATTTAAATACGCCATTTAACTATTGTTTTTCGTTTTGTTTTTCTAAAGTTTCCATACCTTGGCCAGCTTGTAATATGTCTTGATGTTTCATAGACAAGCCAGCTTGTTTTAATATTTTAAAAACTAATTCTGGCTGCTCTGACTCATGTAGTTCAAAATGTGTTGTTTTATTTGGATTTGGATCATGAAGGGCTTTGCCACCTACTACAAAATAACCCCATTGAGGTTCTAATGGTGTTCTATAAAAATGTATACCTACACCGTTAAAAGTTGGATTTCCAATATTCACTAACATCCTCATGTTACCAGCAGCATTTCTAGTTCTTAATGTATAAGCAGGTGATAGTAAAGAAGGTCTAGTTAACGGACCTGAAGAAACTCTACTTGAATATTCAGTAGGTTTGTGATATTCAGCTTGTACATTAAAAGCCTCAACTCTTTTAACTCTATAAACATCATCAGGTAAAATAAAAGCATTACCAACCGTAGTGTAATTAGCAGTCTGATTTGGACCTGCGGTTCTATAAAAAAGATCTAATTTTTGATTTATAAGATCAGTAACATCAGTACTAATAGTTTTATTACTATCTCTAAGTTCACTATTAGCTAAGTCGTAAAAATATTGTTCAAATATTTCTCTTTGAGCTAAATTAGCAAACAAATTAAATTCTTGTGGAGTTATATAACCTCTTTGTTCTTTATTAGCTATAGCTAACACTTGTTGATATACTGTATCTATATTTACCATTTTTTTATTTTATTGATTATAAGGAAATAATCTATTTAATGTTTCTTTTCTTTTGCCACAACCACAATCTTTACCAGTAGCTTTACTAACTGTATCTACTACTTTTTTTATTCCAGTTGCTTTTGTAATTTTTTCTATAGTATCACCAAGTCCTTTTGATTTTTTATTTTCCATATTTTATATTGTATTACGATCGCCCCGCAGGGCGACCGCTCTACAGTTTGATTAGTTTAACCTTTTTTCAATATTTTTATAAACCTCCATACCTTCGTCAGTTTTAAACCAAGCAGCTAAAGCTGAATATGGGTGCTCATCGTAAGGAACTGTAAAAAGTTTTCTATCATTAGATCCCCACGTAAAGTATCTTTGATCTTGAGAAAGTTTTATAATATTCATTTCAGTAGCTTTTATACCAAAATTTCTCAACATAACATTGTCGTCATTAAGCAACTCTAAGAACACTACAGGGTTTCTTCTAGCATATAGTAACAAATCTCTTTTAAGCTCACTAGAACTCATCTCTGATACCTTAGAACCTAACTCTACACGCATAATAGCTTCTGCCATATCAATATCAAGCTGTCTAGCTGCTATTAAAGCGTCTGTTTCAATTTCTAACCACTCCATTTGATTTTGTGCAACTTCAGCAGGTTTCCACTCGTAGTATACTTTATCTTTGTGAGGATGGTATAAACTTAACATTTTTTGTAGTGTCTGTTCGTTTTTTGGAACATGCAGGGCTCCTGATCTAAATATAACATGATCTAACCTGTGCTCACCCTTCATTTCATCTACAAAACAAGTTTTTTGGTTTTTGCAATATTTTATTTCTCTTTCGTAACCTAGTTTTTCATCAAAGTAAAATATACCAGTACATTTTAACATATATGATAAAGGTTTCTTTTTACTTTGTAAATAATAAATTCTATCTTTTATTTCCCACTCTGGTTTTTTAGGTTCAATTTTTTTAGGTTTTGGTGTTTCAACTACAGGAGTTTCAACAACAGGTACCTCTACCTCTTGTGTTTTTTGTTTTTTTGCCATAATATAATATATAATAAAATTAATAAAATAAAAGCCCGAGGCCGAAGCCCCGGTCTTTTTATAAAAATGCTTACTTCATTAACATAAAGTTATTAGCACCTTGAGTAATCAAACATCTTTCTGATAGCATGTGGATTTGCATTGCATCTAAAGCAGATGTAGCAGCACCAACAGAACCAGTAACCCAAGTTTTTAGGTATCTGTTATCAGTTTGAGAAGCTCTAAATCTAACATGTAAGAATGGTCTTCGTATGTTAGCACCAACCATTTGGTCGTATACAGAAGATACACCAGCAGGAATAATAACCCCTCTGATTGAATTAACAGTATCTCTTGAGTTTATACCACCTCTAGTTGATTTGTCATTTAAGTATCTGAAGTCAGACTTGTAGAAGTCATAAGAACCTCTTCTAAATCCAGAGAAACCTAAATTAAGTGCCATGTCAGCAGAGTTATCAAATACTCCGTAAGAAGTACCACCAGCTCCGTAAGAGTTCATTGAAGCTAACATATCGTCAATAGCTAAACTAGTAGCTCTGTTAACAAACATCATGTTTTCTTCAATAGCTCCTTGAGAATCAAACTCAGCAAGTATTGCATCGAACTCAGCTAAATCAGTAGCAGCGTTAATACCAGTAATACCTGTAGTAACATTACCTCTATCTTCGATAGCAGCAAACATACCTTCAGTACCAAAAGTATCTCCAGTAGCACCTAAGTGAGCATCAACAGTAGATTCATCAGCATCTCCTTTAACAGACTCAAGCATAGTCATTTCTAAGTAATCCATAAACCTAGCTCTTGTATCAGCTTCAGCTTTTAAATACCATAAATAACCTGCTCCACCTAACTCAGAAGAAACTTCAACCCAACCGATTCTTGAAGCGTCAGATCCTGAAACTTGGTAAAAGTCTTTCATGATAATCGGCTTGTTAGTAAACGATTTAAACTGAGGCTCATTAGCTTGGCGAGTAGAACTACCATTGTAGTTGTCACCTTTCTTAAATTCAGAACCAATAACTAATAATGTAGCTGAATCACCAGTACCAGTTGCTAAACCTGCGTTTGCACCAGTTGCAGTAGTGTTACCAGCATCATATATAGCTACAGCTACTTGATCATTAGATATTTCAGTTACTAAACCTTTAACAGTAGCGTTTGCGTCAGCTACTATAACTAAGTCGTTAACTCTAACACCGTGATCAACACTAGCTGTATCAACAGCGTTACCATCAATATCAGTATCGATTTCAAAAGTAAAACCATTGTTAGTACCTGTAATTTGGTTTGCACCGTTAGCTATGTGACCTTTATAAGATAGGTGTAATCTACCTTGTTCAGACCAAACAACTTGGTCAGCCATCATTGGCTCTTCAGCTCCTACTTGACGAAGAAAACCTGAAATAGTTCTTGGTCCGAACACTTCAGCTTCTTTTTCCATAAGATCTGGTACGTATTGTTGCGCCCATCCTTGTCCGGATGTAGACGCTAAATCAAGGTAATTTGTAGTTAATGCCGACTTTGTTGGAGACGGTACACTATTCAAATTACCTCCTGGATTTGTAATTGCCATTTTGTAATAATTTTAAATTGTTATTTTTTATTGTTAATTTTAAACTTAAAATCAGATGAATTATCTCCAAGAACTCTAGCTTTTATACCACCAACATTAATTTCATTGTGTGATTGTCTAGGATTCATATCAATATTTTTTGACTTAGCAACACTTTCTTTTATAGCATCAGCTTTTCCTTGCTCGTAAAAATGCCTAGCAATTGTATCAGCGTTCATAGCCGTATAAAGAGATTTGTGATAACCCTCAGCGTCGACTAATGACATTTTTTCATCTAAAAACTTTTTAGTAAAATTGTTTAAGTCACTTTGAGCTTGTTTAACCTCTTCTACATTGTTAACATTAAAACGAAATCTTTTGTTTCCAACTTCATATTCAAAACCTTTGAAATTTTCGTTAAAAACTTGATTTGTTTTTTGAGTAAATAATTTGCTGTTTTCTTGTGCAGCTTTTTGAGTCATCTCTGATTCTTTGTTATATCTATTAAAAAAATCTATAGCTTTTTGTTGTTCAGGTGTAAGCTTTGAACCAGCTTTAATTTCTTCATAGTATCTGGACTTTTGCCCGTCCAAGTGGCTTTTAGCGCTGGCAACTTGCTCTTTTAGCGCTATCTTTTTTCTTCTTATATCTTTTTCCTCGTCTATCTCTTCGTCGTACGCAAAAGTATCTTGCATAAGAAAGTTTATTTCATCGTTAGATAGATGAGGTTTTGTTTGTTTATAATATTCAAACAACAAGTCTTGATCGTCTAAATTACTATAATCTTGATTAAGCTTTACATAATCGTTTATATCACCACCAGTTTCTTCCATAAAGTCTAATAACTTTTGTATGTTTTCTGGTAATTGCTTTTCAGTAGAATTAACTTCAGCAGCAGGCTCTTCTATAACTTCTTCTTTCTTTTCAACTTTTTCTTCTGTTACTTCTTCTAAAACTGCTTGTTCTTGTGTTTCTTTTTCCGGCTGTACTTCTTTTTGTTCTTGTACGGGCTCGGCATCCTTAGACTCTGTAACAACTCTTGTGTCGTCAGTCTTATTGTCTGTATCTTGTTTTGTTGTTTCATTTTTTTCTGGTTCTACTGGTTTGTCTAAATCAACTTTTACAACATCTTCTGTTTTATTAAGTTGTTTCATTTTTGGTTTTCTTTTAATTTTTAAAGGCTCAACAGTACTATCGGCCTTTGGCGCTTCTCTTTCTTGAAGAGCATTGTTTTCATTGTTTTCCATAATATAATATAATAATAATTAATAAACTTATTTAGGATCAAAAGGTCCTAAATTAAATCCACCTCCCATTATATCATTACCTGCAGACTCAAACTTTTTAGGTGGTTTACCAGTTATTCTTTGATCTATAAGCTCTGATTGTTGTGAGGCTTGTATTCTTGTTCTTTCGTCTTTACGATCTTCTTTTAATCTTTCTTTTGATTTTTGTCCTTCAACTTCCATGCCTTTTAGCTGCATGTTCATTTGAAACTCTAAATTCATCAACTCTTTTTTATGCTCAACTTCTTGCATCATTTTTTGAGATTCTAATTGAGCTTTAATTTGCTCTAATTGAGCTTGTGCGCTTGTTACAGCTTGTTGCTTTTGCATCTCTGTTTGAGCGGCAGCTTGAGCTGACTGTTGATTAGCCTGTGCTTGAAGTTGAATATTACGTTCTTGTAAAGCTTGATCTTTATCTAACTTCTTTTTTCTACGAAGTTTTAAAAGTTGATTTGCTAGTTTTACATTTTTTATTTCTCTAATATCAATAGCGTCTGCTAGCTCTATAACTTGCTGTTGTAACGCCATTTGTATATTGTTTTCAAGCATCATTTTTTCTTCTTCATCTGGTTGAAGATTTATAAAAATACCAAAGTCATAAAGATGTAATTGAGATAACTCTTGCAAAACAGCAGAGTTGTGAACACCTATAGATTGTATAAAAGCATCTGCCGTAGGAGAATATTCTAATATGTCAGATATTCTTAACGACAAACACTCTGCAACTTCAGCCGTTAAAAACAAACCGGCTTGTAATATATGTCTTGTAGCTGTGTTACTGTTTGCAGCAGCTAGCTTTTGAACGCCAACTAGAGAATATTTATCCGGTTTAGAACCATCTACAGCTTCGTTTAAACCTGTAACATCTCTTATCATTTGCAGGTAATAATTATAATTACTTATAAGAGCCTGCATTTTACCACTACCATTACCACTTGTTATTTCTTGTATTGGTACTTTACCAGGATTCATATCACCATCTTGGGTAAATGATCTACCAATAACACTACCTGTTTGAAAGAACATATTTAAAGCTTCTTGTGGATTATAGTTTGTACCATTACCTAAGTCTATTTCAGCTAAACCGTCAGCGTCTAAATAAACACCATCTGGTATCATGCGAGATAATACTTGTTGTAGTTTTAAATGAGTTAGTTGTATCATGTCTGCAAAACCAGTTATACGACTAACTAAACTTTCTATTTTACCATTATACATCCTAGGTGCAACTATAGAATAGTTCATTTTAACTTTAGTATAATTGCTTTTTGGCCTCATCATATTTTTAGCCATACCCCAACCAAGAAGCTTTTCAGTGCCTAATATTATAGCTCCTTCATAAAGACACTCAATAGATCTTAATGTTCTAGTGTAGTTACCTTGTTTGTCTTTTGGTGGATTAAAACTATCATCTTTTAATATAGCTCTTGTTCCACCCGTAGGTGTTTCTTTCATTTTAAAAACCTCGTTCATATAAGTTTTGTAATTAAAATACAATACTTGAACAGTGTTTCTGTCTTCTTTATTTTCTGTATAATATGAGTTATAATTTGCTCTATTATAAGATTTATTTCTTTCTATATCTTGTAAGTCTTCTTCAGACAAATGTGGATATTGTTTAGCAAGTTCGTTTATAGGTATTGTTTTAACTTCACCTACATAATATATGTCTTCAAAGTAAGGAGATTCTGTATAAGAATATACAAGGTTAGCAGGATCAACATAATCTATAGTGACACCTTCAGAAGTATTAAAAGAAGTTTTTACAGCGCCAATACCTAAAACAACTAAATCTTGATAAAAACGTTTTTTAGTTAATTCATATCTATTACCTTCCATTAGCGTATTTATCGCTTGCTCTTCTGCTAGCTCTATAGACTGCTTGTATGTAAGTTGCATGTGCAACTCAAGCTCTTCGTTTGATTCTGGAAGCTCTTCAATACTGCTTTCTCTAACATCTAATTGTAATTCACTTTTTACAGCGGCGTTAAATTCTCTTAACCTCATATCTTTAAGTATACTTTCCATATACTTAGTTCTTTTTTCAACACCAAAAGGATCTTGAGAATAAGCTTTTATATCATAAGTTCTTTCTGAAATACCATTAACAACTATATCTACAAACTTTGATATTATTGGAACTGGTTTCCAGTCTAAGTTTAAGTAACTTAAATCACCGTTTATAGATAACTCATCTTTATATTTTTGTATAGATTGTTCTCCTCTAGCGTAAAGCCTTAGATTGTGGAAATTGTTATGATTAGTTTTAAACTTGTTATAACTTCTATCATTATTAAACCACTCTGTTTCTATTGCCTTAGCAACTCTTAAACCATAATCATAGCTAAGTTTTTCAGCGTCGCTTACGGTTTGACTAGGAAAATAACTTTTAATGCCAGACTCTGCCATATTTATCTTTTAATTATTTTTGATACACTTCCCTTGTTTTGGTACTTAGAAATATGTATGTTTAATTTTGGTTTTTCTATTCTTGCATTTGGTGCGTACAAGTGTCTATTGTTAGCCATAATAGCTAAACCACTACTTATAGTTGCATCAAACTTTGTTCTTTTACTTATATCAAATCTCGCCCAATCATTTAACAAAGTATTAAAATACAAACTTCCAAAACTGCCATCATGCTTCATACCAACATGTTCTTGTATGTACATTTCAATTGCAGCTGCGTGAGCTTGTTTTATATCTTCGCTAGTATTAGGTATACCACCTATTTCTTTTTCTGCTACAGATAACTTGTTCCAAACTTTATCAGGCCTGTTCATACTATAACCTCTGTAACCACGTCGTCGTAAATAGTATAATAATCTAGGTTTGTTGTTCTCTGCTAATATTGGCATGCCATAAAATACTAACGCCATTAACACGTCTTCAAAAAATATTTCTGCGGTTTGCGGTCTTGACAAATATTCTAAAAAAAACTGATTAGCAGGAGCGTCTTCCATACTAAATTTTGTTAAACCGTGCAAAGCTCCTTTAGAGCCCTTGCCATCTACAGTTCCTGATATATCGTAGCTATCACAACCAAAAGATCCTACGTGTTCGTTACCAGGATATTTAACACCATTTTTTAAAACTATTTTATTTTGTAAGTTTTGCGGTGGTATCCAGTTTATTTTAAATCTACCTTTTGGGTCTGGGTAAAATATTACTTGCGTGTCTTTTATACCATTTACCCACTGAAAATTTCCCTGCGTAACTCCAAGCGTGCTATACATCTCTTCATTATA